TTGTCACTACGCCTGTCACTCCGTGTCACTTAGCAAGTGTTTGCTTAACAGTTTGAGTGACACATTTTCCTGGAGAGTGACATCTTTTTGAGATGGATGTCACTCGATGTCACTCACTTGTCACTCACTTGTCACTCAGAAAATCAGTGCTTTCCTCGCGTGGGTGCGTAGTTAAGCTTAACTAAGCATTACCAAGCTATAGAGCAGGTAATGCTTTTAACCTCCTTTCTTAAAAATGTTTCCCTCCTTAGGCGATGTTGCCTCCGCACCCGGTTGCTGTATATTGTTTTCCATGTCGAAAAAGTTACGCAGTACGAAAGCTCGCAGTCCTGCGGAGAAATTCCGGGACGTCTTTCTTAAGGGCTACCCGGAATGGCCTTCCTGGTCGCGAAAGTTACGGAGGATATTTGTCTCTCTTCCTTCGTACGGTGTCGGGAACGATGCGTTGGAGTCGATGTGCGAGGATTTCGAGTGGGAACTCGATTCGACATTACGTCTGGTCAACCGCAATAAAAGCTTCAAGCAGGCAGTAAACGAGTACGTGGAGAACAACTACGAGTACCGTCCTGTCGAAAGGGTCACTCGTTCAGGGGAAACGGCACTGGATTTCCAGGTGAGATGGTCTGTGCTGCAGCAGGTCTACATGCTCGAGTCGGGCATTACCTCGTTCATCAAGGCAGAGACAGGCAAGGTATCGATCGCAGAAAACAAGTTGATCGAAAGAACAGGTCTTCTCGAGATCGAACCCCTCGTCGTTGTCGATAACTCGAGAGCCAGCAGGACCCTGCCGAATGTCGATATATCCGGCGAGTCCAGCCTGTACGAACTGGAATCCATCCTGAACGGCAAGTAGATGCCCTACCAGTACACTCCCTCACCCTGGCAGAGAACATTTCATAATTCGACTGCCCGTATCAAGGTCGTATGGGCGGGAAGGCGCGCCGGGAAGGGACGAGCTGTCCTCACAGAACTCATGCGAGCGATAACACTCGCTTCTCAAAGCCCGTTCCTTGCAGATAAGGATGTGGCTAAAGCTGCAGGACTCAAAGTCGGACACGACCTCACTCACACCCTGGAGCCATCTATCCATATCTGGGTTGTCGCTCCCAACTTTGCCCAGAGCAGGCAGGCATGGAACGAGCTGAAGCAGTTCATACCCGAAGCAATGGTGGTAAGAAGAAAGAAAACCCAGGGAGGCGGCAGGGGCGACGGCTGGAAGGAAGACGAAAAAGCCGTCTGGCTTAACCTCAAGTCGCCCGGACTTGCAAGGCGGGATGTCTACATGGAGATAAAATCCGCAGACGACCCCGAGTCTCTCCAGACCGCCGGTCCCGACTTCATATGGATAACCGAGTCCCAGGACATCAAGGAAGCTGCCTGGAACAAGCTTCGACCCATGCTGAACTCCTCCGGCAGGCTCGGCAGGAGCTGTATCGAGGGAATACCGCCCTTTCAAAGAAACCACTGGTTCTCGAAACTCTACAGGTGGTCAGAAGAAAACCCCTCGGGGGACTACCAGGCGTTCCACGCCACCAGCTTCGACAACGTGTTTCTTTCAGAAAAACAAAAACAGGCAATACGAGATGAAAAGGCCACCATGCCGGAACAGGTATGGGACCGCATGTACCTCGCGAAACAGCCGGACGGCGGGGCAGGGTTCTTCCGTCCCAGCAAGATAGACATTGCCGGAAAAGGCCGCGAAACACTGTATCCCGACGAAAACCGTAGATACGTTGCGGGACTCGACCTCGGTAAAAAGCAGGACTACACCGTTTTCGTCATCAAGGACGCAAGGACAAGGGAGTCGCTGCATGCACTCGAGATGTCGGGAACCGACTGGGTCAGCCAGGTAGAGATAATCGCTGCCGAGATCGACAGGTGGAAGGTCGGAGATATCCGCGTGGACTCGACAGGACTCGGAGATGTCGTGTTCGACCACCTCCTGAACGCCGGCCTGCCAGTAAACCCGTTTAAGTTCAGCGCACAGAGCAAGTACCAGCTATTTCAGAACTACTACATCGCGCTGGAGAACGAAACGGTGTTTTTCCCCGGCTCATGGACAGTCCTCAAAAAACAACTGGAAGACATCTCCATAAGACCCTCGGGCAACGGGTCGTACCTGTTCTACAACGAGACAGGAGAACACGACGACTGGGTAGATGCAGAACTGTTAGCCTTAATGGCATGCGACCCACCGGGCTATGATAAGGGCGACATACATGACTACCTGCGCCCGATACGACGCATGAACCCGATAAGACCGCAACAGGCCCGGAAACCCTCGAGGTTCCTGACCATGCACCGTGAGAACAAACGCAAAGCACGTATGAAATACCTCGAAGAGGCCGAACTCGCCACATCGGACTTAGGATAAAAACATGGTCCTGGAATTTGCAACCAGTCCGACTGATGTTATCGACATGGAGGCCGCAAGCCCTGTCGACGAACCCGAACTTACCAGGCACTGGATAAAACAGAAGTCCGAGGCCGGGAACGACCTGTTCCAGAAATTCAGGCATCAGTGCGAGAACCTTGACGAGTTCTTTCTGAACGACTTCGATTTCAGCGTTCCCGACGGCGGGACCATGATCCGGCTGGGAACAGCCCAGTCCGTGATTAATACCCTCGTGGCACACGTCACACCGCAATTCCTCGATATCTCAGTACCGCCGCCAGGCCCGAGAGGACAGGCCCGAGCCGAGACAATGGAGAAGTTCCTTACCGGCGCACACCACATGGTCGAACACAGGAGTCCCGTCTACCGCGAACTGACGAAACACGCAGGACTCTACGGAATCGCATGGGAGAAAGTCGAGTTCATCGCGAACGAATGGAGCGACTTCCCGGAACCGCCACCCCACGATGAGGATGCCACCAGCGAATACAGGGACAACGTCAGGGAAGTCATAGAAAAACGCTCGATCTCGTGGCCCATAAAATCAGTCGCCGTTAACCCGCAGAACGTCATCTGGGACCTGAACAACGGGACCCTCCCCAGGTGGGTGATCTACGAATACGAGGTGGACGCAGAATGGGTACAGGCACACTTCCCCGAATGGGACAATTTCAAAAAGGGATACGTGACGTTCCAGGAAGTCTGGACGCACTCCCAGGTCGCATACCTCGCGAATGATAAGTGGGTTCTCGAACCGCGAAGACACGGCTACGGCAGGCTGCCGTGGATTATGTACTGGCCTCAAATGGGACTGAATACCGGCAACTCGGAACCCGAGACACTGTACATGGGGCTGCTGAACGGCTCCCTCGACATGCTCCGGGCGCAGAGCCAGCTCGCATCCCACTATATCGATATCGTCGGGAAGTCCGCATGGCCTACCCTCGAATTCACGGGACCCCCCGGAATTACCGAGGAAGTACAGGCAATGTGGGACGACACCCCCGGCGCAAAGAATATAAAGCCCCCGCAGGTGCAGGTCGGGATCTCCGATGTTCCAAGGCCACCCTCCGAAATCGGGATCGCAAAGGAATTCCTCGACGAGGCGATCGAGGCAAACACCGTACCGGCTGTCGCAAGGGGCCAGCGACCTACCGGCGCAGCTTCCGGCTATCACACGGCAGTCCTCGCAGGTATCGCATCGCTTAACTTCGGGGCCGTGAAAGAGGCAATGGAAAGAGGACTGCAGGACAAGGGCGAAATCATCCTGCGAATTGTCGAACACGTTATCGACGACCGGGTGACGGTGTTCGGAAAGACAGAAGCCGGCGTTCTCGACGCGGTTATCAAGCCTTCCGATATCAAGGGCCACTACGTCAACATTGTTCGTATCAACTCTGTCAGCCCGGAAGAGCAGGAACGAAGGCTCAACCTCTGGTCGAACCTCTGGAGGGCAGGATATGTCGACCTCGATACCGCCCTCAGGAAAGGCGGCGTAAGCAACCCGCTCGAAGTTCGCTCGAAGATCCTTGAGGAGCAGTTCATCAACTCGCCGGGCATACAGGAACAACTCCAGGCTGCCGCAGCCGCCCGAATTCCGACGATACAGAACATACTCGAGGCAGCACAGCAACAGGGCGGCATACAGCGTCCGACTCCCGAAGAGACTGCACAGAATATCCTGAACACCCAGGGAGCGCAGCAACTCCCGAACCCCGGCAACTTCCAGCAGGGCAACCAGGCCGGGATAAGGCCGCAGGCTCCCGGAACGGGAATCCCCGCCACGACCAGGCCGGTCATGCCGGGATCGTTAGACGAAATGAGGCAGACTGCCGCTGCAATATCAGGGCCAAGAACAGGCAACGTCAGGGTTCCCGGCGCAGACATATCTCCAGGAGCAAGAGGTTAATTCATGGCAAATGCAACGCACCCGCTGGAAATAGCATTTACAAAATTTGACGATACCGCACTGCGGATGCTGAAGAAAATCGAAGCAAGCTTCAAGGATTTCACCGATATTCCGCAGGTAAAACAGCCCACAAAGCGAACTAAGAAAACGATCTACGGGCAGGCTCCGCAGACTCCTTTCGGAGGTATTTAAATGCCACAACACTATACGACCCGCGTACTCGTGGACATACCGGTGCATTACGCGCCGATGGTCGGGCTTCCCACCGACCCTGACGACCCGAATGTTTTTGCAAGAAGCGGCAAGAAGATCAACATTCACATCCCCAGGTTGGTAATTCCGGGCAACGCCAGGAGTGAGGCACAGGCAAAAGATGACGCTGCCCGTGCGCTGCTGAAATACGGCATTCCGTTCCAGGCTGCGAAAAATCTTGTAGGCGAAGGTTTTGAAATCCTCGATGCCGATGACCCCAGAAGAGAATTGTTACGGCTAGAAGACTCATCTCCAGAAGATATTGCTGCAGGTCGAGGCAGAACCGGCATGCTTACCGGGGCCGATGACCCGTTCGAGGATTTGAAAAATCAATATTGGAAAGAAGAAGGCCTTGGCGCAACTTACGAGGAGATCGGCGCACCAAGCGATCCCTTTGGAACGAGGGAAAGGGCGAGAGAGATTGCCCGTTCCGGGGAAACAACCGGCGTATACGGCGAATCCCTTGCAGATGCTTTAGCGGCGATGAGGACTGCGGAGGCCGAATTTGAAGAGGTAAGGGCAGAAACAAAAACAAAAGAAGTATCTGCCGAGGACGCTCAAGCTGCGATGAAAGCCGCGCAGGTTGCCCAGAACGCGGAAGCCAGAGCTGCAGCAGCCCGCGAAGACGAACTAAGGGCGCGCGCAGAAGAGGTCCGGCTAGATCCAGAGTTTGCTGCGGAAGAAGGCCTTGGATGGGAAGGGAAGGACCTAGATCCTGTAACCGGAGAAGTCAGGGACACCGCTATCGGACAGGATCAACTCGCACAGACCCTCGAAGAGGCAGTTGAGGATCAACGGGCTGCCGATGAGGCTGCTTTAGCCCAGGTGGGTGGAGGCTTCGTCGATGGCGGCGGTGGAACGCCGTGGACTCCGCTTGAAGGGGTTACCAGCATTCAAGACATGCTCAATATCTTCATGCAGAACCCCGAAAGGTATTACACAACTGAAGATATTTTTGATGATGCCGGGAATGTTATCAGCACCAAACAGGTTATGAACTCTGCCGCAAAGGCTGCTTTACAGGCGTTCAGCACCCAGCGTGGCGCAGAGGCTATGGAAACCGGCGCAAGGTTCGGAACTGGAGGGCCGTTCGGTGTAATTGCAGGGCGAGGTGGAACAGCGCAGGATGCAATAGGTCTTGCAGAGCAACAGGCATACGCAGGCATCACCAGCCCGTTTGCAGCCCTGCAGACAGGCGGTAGAATCGGGGACATCAGCACGATTCTCAGGGGTGGACTTACTGCAACGGAACAATCTGCCCTTGCAGGACTCGAGGCCCGTGGCGGCCTTACTGCACAGGAACAGTCTGATCTTGCAGGCTTACAGGCAAGAGGTGGACTTTCTGCACAGGAACAGTTTGACCTTGCAGGTATGCAGGCTCGGGGTGGCCTGGGTGTAGCAGACCAGTTTGCTTTAGCGGGTATGCAGGCAAGAGGCGGGTTGACTCCCGAGCAGATGAGGGGATTAGCCGGACTGCAGGCAAGGGGCGGTCTTACGCCCGAGCAGAGAATGGCAGAACAGCGCATGGCACTGATGCCAAGCCTGTTCCAGATGACTCCTCAATCACTCGGTGGGTTTGCAGAGGTTTTTGGAGGAGGAGCAGAAGGAAAAGCGGCTTTACAGGGCTACCTGTCACCGTTCTTTACACAGCCGGCATTTGAAACACAGGGGGTAACTCCCCCCATCGACTGGGCCGCAGAGGGGGCATTGACCCCTCAGGCATTACCTCCTCAGGCGTTGCCTCCGGCTCCCGGCACACAGCCAGAGCCATGGATAGATCCCACGGAATGGGGCACAGGTGCAATTCCTGTATCTTCACCTCGATCTTCTTCCAGGTTTTTACAGCCAGAACAGCGCGGCATCCCTCGCCAGAACCTTTTGGCGGCGGCAGCACCTATTCCTGCTCCTCAAACAAGGCAGACTTTCGGGGAGTACAGAAAGGCAAGCCCGTTTACAAGAGGCGGGACAGAAGCAAGGGCAGCAATAGCCGGTAAAAACCTTGAAGATTACCTGGGAGAGGTGACCCCGTTTGGAGGGGAGACAAGGCGAGGCGGTTTAGGAGCCAGGAGAACGAGGCAACTTACTTACTAACATGGTCAGCCCTTTTTTTACAGAGAACCCGTTTGAAAGAAGCACCCGCCAGTTTTTTCAGCAGGAGGAGCAGGACAGGCTGCGAAGACAGGCTGCGATGCTCCGGGCTGCCCGTGCGCGCCAAAAAGCGCAGGAAGAAGCACAGGAAGAACAGGAGAGGCTGGCAGAACAGGCCCTTGTCCAGAAG